AACAACATAGTACTGGTTGCTTCCTTGAGCAAGACCACTGTTGTTAGCAGCTAAGTTAGCAGAATAAGGATCGATGTATACTCTGTACTTACCTTGGATAGTACCAGCAAATGTGTTGCCAGCATCATCAACATTGAGGTTAGCATTAAGTGCAGGAGTGTAGTCAAGTACACCAGCCATTGTTAGAGCAGAAGCAACGTCTGCAGAACAAAGGATAGTATTACCCTTTCCGCGACGAGTTCTTTGTGCGATGCGGTTTGCATCTCTTTCAATCTGGAATAGAAGTCCTTTGAACTTCTCAACTGACCATCTTCCGTTTGAGTCGATGTCTAGGTCGAAGATACCACCAGTTGCAACGTTCTCAACAGCACCTTGCTCTGCAGTCTTGTAGATAGTACGGATAACTTCTCTGTTAATTTCAGCAAGTATTTCAGTACTTAAGATGTTAGCAAGTTCTGCTTCTGCGTTTAGACCGTGGATTGCCTTAAGGTCTTGAGCAAGTTCTAAACTGTACTCTGCCTTGAGGGCTCTTGACTTAGCAGTAACAGTGACCTTCTCAATTGAGAATGCCATCTGGTTGAAGTGATTACCAGCACCACTTCCGAGATTCTCAGAATCTCCAGTAACCATACCTTCACCGACATTATATGCGGTAGAAGTAGCAGATCCAACTGGGTTGAGAACTGCAGGGTTAGTACCAGCTTGTCCAGTAGTACCAATACCAGCAGAAGCTTCTTCAAAGCCATTAGCTAGACTGTTACCACTATTCTGACCAGAGAACTGGGTCTCTGCTTCGTTGTAGAATGCTTCAACTCCATCAGCACCCATGTGCTTGTACTTGGAGCGCATTGCGAAGATAAGTCCTGTTGGACCTGTCATTGGTTGAACACCAGCAAGGTCGTATGCGACCAAGTTTGGCATTGAACGTCTAATTAGTGAAATTAGAACGGGATCGAAACCAGCCTGTGGAGCAGATGCTGATGCACCAAATCCACCTGACGCACCTGCTGCGTTTGCATGGTTTGTTGGAACGGCTTCGTTTAGATTTAAACTTCCTTCTGAGAAGGCAGCTTCATCTCTTAAAAACTTTTCTTGGTTTTCTAGAAGAACTGCGGTTACACTTCTACGATGAGGATCTGAGATTTTCTCGATACCCTCATAATCTAGTAGAGGAGCCCACTTTTCTTGCAATGATTCTGAATGGAACATTACTTTTAAATGTGAGTTTGTTAATTGTTAAATCAGTTTTTTGCTACTGCAGATAGTGTCTTGAGATAGTTTGCCATTGAACCAGAATGAGTTACTGGTGCAGTGTCAACTCCTTCAGAGAGACTTTCTTTCTTAGCATTTGCTGAAGATTTGCCAGATGGGAAATAAGATTCCTTAAGCATCTCCAGTTTTTCACGATATTGGTCTTCACTTTCAAACTCTACACTTTCGGAAAGTGAGGTGAGCTTTTCTTTCTGTGTGGCCGCTAGACCCTCAGAAACGTTATCAAGAATACCATCGGCAACTGACTCAGCGAGTCTGCTGTTTAAACCAACGTTCTTCTCGATTTGCTCATTGAGCTTGGTTTCCATTTCATCAAGTTTTTCTACCATCGTCTCTAGGACATCATATTTATCTTCAGGAATGTGTACATAATGATCTTCAAAAAGACCCTTCATTCCAGATAGGAATGATTCGGTCAATTCTGTTTTGAGTCCGTGTTCAATGGCTAGTTCATTCTCGTTAAACCATTCTTCGGACACATACTCTAGATAAGAATCAACTCTCTCTGAGAGTTCTTCTTTGGCTTCAGAAACTTCTTCTTTCAGTTTCTCAGCATACTCTGCTTCGATTGACTCTTTAACTTCCGCAATCTTAGACTTGAGTGCAGCCTCAAAAATAGTTTTTGCTTTTTCTTTAAACTCTTCAGATAGTTCTTCACCACCTAAGAGAGCATTGACATCTTCTTCGACATCAACTTCTGCAGTTACCTCTTCCTCTTCTACCACTGCTTCAGTAGTAATTTCTTCCTCCTCAATAGTTTCCTCTTGAGAAAGTTCTTCTTCTTCTTTCATTCCTTTCATGGGGTCTGCAGCTTTTGCACCTTTGTTGACTACATCATGAACCTGTTTAAGGGTTTTGCCAGGTGTTTTCAACTTAGCAGAATCATCAGTAGGACTATAGTTCTCAGGTGTAGGTCCACCTAAATCTTCTACATTTGGTGGTGTACCACCTGTAGTTAATTTGGGCATAGGATCGCCAGATTTGGCGTTTGCGTTCACAGCAGTTTTGGATTGCTCCATTTCTTGTAAATCTCCACGAGACATTTTGGTATCCTCTCCGATTCTATCTGTATTAAAGATCTGTATTTATTTAGAAAAGTTATAAGTTTGATAAGAAGTTGTTGAATAGATCGAGTTTATTCTCGTCTAATTTCTTCTGATCAACTAACGTATTGATTGTTTTATATGTTTTAGAAGCATACTTCTCACGAAGAATACCACCATCCCAAACCCAATCTTTTCCTTCCATAATTCCTGAAACAAATGCATCAGGTGCAGAAGGATCGGCAACGATATCAGCAGCAGTTGCTAACATGAAATCTTCACCAACTATATTAACACCCTCTCTTGTCATCTTCAAAGAACCAACTCCTCTTGAAGATACACCTAGTTTTACACCTTCACCTAAAAGAGAAGATGCTATTTTTCCCATAGGGGTGTTTAAAATCTTTGCTTTTCCAACAAAGTTGGAACCATTCTCTGTAAGAGAAACTATTTTATGAGAAACACGATCCAAATTTACTGTTGGACCTTCAGGGTGACCTAGTTCACCTAATGCTCTACCAGACTGAACATGGTTTTCTGAATAACGAGAAACTTCTTTGCGAAGTGTCTCCATTGGATACATTCTACCATTACGGTTTTTGATATCTCCTTGAAGAAAAACTCCTTCAATGTACATAGATTTTTTACCGTTGCGATTTTCAACGATAAATTCTACATTTTCGATTTCTTCTCTAATGAGTTTCATTAACCTTGCCCAGTGATTTGAACTTGTTGGATATAAACAGCTCCTGTACCAGAGTCTGTTCTTGCAGCAACTTTGAAAGAAGCTCTCAATGTTGCAGTCGCATCATCTAAGGTAATACTTCCACTAACAGCAGAACTATCATTTTCAACAACTACTTTAGTTGGAATATAGTTGTATAACGTGCCATCTCCAGTTACACTTTTAACTCTTTTGTGAGAAAAATTAAAGTTAGAATCTACGTTGTTGGTAAAACTAACATAATCACCTGCTACAAAAGGTGATGTAGTACCTTCTGGAAAAGTTAATGTTGTGGTGGAACCTTTCTCATAGGCAACAATCGAAGCAGAAGAGTTACTAAAAGCTAATGTTGCTGCACTATCTTTTGGGATAGCATAGTTAGCTGTTGTTGCAGTTGGTTCAGTACCAATAGCAACAAAAGTATTTGCCCCTGTAGCAACTATTCTCAATGCAGTTGATTTACCTGCAATAGCTGTTGATTTTGCTGATGATGCTGATGTTGCAAAAGTAACACCATTTTCAACTGGTCTATGAGTCATTATTCTTGGCAGTTCATTTTATTTATTTATTAAACTTCTTCATCCTCAGTTTCAACCTCATCGGTATCAACCTCATCCACAATTTCATCATCATCATCAACTTCCACCTCATCTTCCTCTGGTGTTTGATCACCAAAAAGTGAATTAGCTACGTTGTCTTTAAAATCATCAACCTTCTGTGCAGATTTATTATATAATAATTCTTTTATCTTATCACTAATTTGAGAAGGGCTTTGATCATCCACCATCATATCCATTAATTCATCCATTGTTAAAATAAAAAAAGTTTAACCGTTAGTATTTATACACATTTAGTGTAAGGGGTTATATTTCCCCACCTTCTGGTGGTTCCACTGAAGTTTCATCAATTTCTGGTTCCATAACTGGAGCACCTAAATCTCCACCACCAACTCCAGCAATTGGTTGTCCTGTTGCTGGATCAATCTGCATTTCTGCTGGATCTGGTATTGTGCCATCCTTAATTTCTTTCTCAATCAACTTGTCTTGTTCTATTATTTCCTCATCAGTTTGACGTAAAACTTTACGTCTAAGATAATCTTGTGAGAAATATTTTCCAACATATGGTTCTGCTGCCTGAACCATAGTCAATCTTTCATTTAGTAATTCAGAATCTTTAAGTTCTGCAAAATGATTGTCATATAGGAAATCGTATTGTATATGCTCACTCATTGATTCCCAGTCTTCTGGGGTAACAATATTCTTCAATAATAGTTGAGTTCTTAGCATATCATTGAACAAATTAGAGAATCTCTTTCTCAAACGTCCAACAAACTTACTAAATTTAACTTCATCTCTTAAGATTTCAGAAGATCTACCAAGGTTAAATCCACCATCTCCACCAGGTGCTCTTGAAATAGGAACATTTAGTGATCTGTAAAGTTTATCTTGGAAGTATTTGATATCAGTAATTTCACCAAGGTTTTGTCCACCTGGTAAAGTAGTAATTTCTGTTCCTCTACCACCTTCTCTTCTAGGTAACCAAAAATCTTCAAGCATACTCATATATTTTTTATCATCTCTTATCTCACCAGTTGATGCATCATAAACTAACTTGTTACGATACCTATTCATGACATCACGCAGATACTGTTCTGCTTTTACCTTGGGTAGGTTACCAACATCGATGTAGAATATTCTTCTTTCAGGTGCTCTTGATAATCTGTAAATAACAAGACTATCCTCAATCATCCTTAGTTGGTTGACTGATTTTATTGCTTTGTGAAGATATGATAGAGTTGATCCTTTATTTCTATCTACTAATCCTGAAGTGCAATAAGAAACAGAATCTCTTGTCATTCTAATTCCCTTTTGTCCACCAGTCATTGCTGATGGATTTCCTACAGGATAAGTTGCTTTAGGATTATATTCAAAAAATTCTTCTATTTCGGGAAATTCATATTGACTAGGATCTGCTTGACCTACGTTTGCTAATCTATATTTGTCCTCTTCCTTTTTCTTTTTCTGTCTTATAAACCTCATCTTCATTGAGTCGATGTATCTCAACTCTTGAATTCCTTCATGAGGATTCTTAGTGTCGATTATTTTATGATAATAAATTCTTCCATCTATATACCAGTTTCTATATATTTCGTGTGCTTTACTATCAAAATCTAAAAGATCAATTATATTTTTAAACTCTTCTCTTATCTTAGTTTTTATACCATCACTAGCATTTAAATTAGATAATTCTATTTCTACTGGAGCATCATTTGTATCAGAAACTATTGCTTCATTTACAATATCTTCAATGGCACTATCCACTTCTGGATGCAATGCCATTTCACGATATCTTTTTATTAGGTCAAATTCTGTTCTGTATACACCTTCTAGGTCTACATAAGAACCAAAAAATCCACTAGTCAAATAATGGTCTACCGAATCCTCATTATTAGGAGGAACGGGTGAGACCGCATTTGGAGATAGTGGATCTTTCTCCTCAATGGAGAAGCCAAATAACCTTGCCATTATTAAAATTTAACTCTTAGTATACCTATTTATCAAGCTCCAGAACCTGCTGCTTCAGGATAGTAGTATTGAACTTGGAATTCAACTGTGAATTCTTCCAATACGTCTGTATTTTCATATGATAAATCAATAGAAGATACTGCGATTGGGAAGATATCTACAAATCTATACTGTGCCAATATACTAGCTGGGTCTGCTGCTGATCCTACTGATTGAGCTCCTGCTGCTGTTCTTCCTAATTGGAAAACAGTTGCTTGTCCCATATAATCACTTGGATTAGTTAGACCAGATCCATCACCATACTGAGCAATGTTTTGAGCCCATGCTTCAAAGTTCCTTCTGTGTCCAAAATTTTCATCATTTATAACAGTGACAGTCCATGTTTCAAATGTTCTGTCTCCAGCAACTTTTAAAATACGTCCTCTAAATGGAACATCTATAGATGCTACATTTGACGCAGGTAAATTTGCTGCTTTACACATAAATCTAAAATTATCCGCATCAAATTCTGACGGACCACCATCACCTTGAATGCCAAGATTTACTCCAGCTGGGAAGTTTACCTGCACCTCAAACAGATTCGGCCTTGCACCACCACCAGTAAGTTTAGACTTAACTGGGATATGGTTCTTGTTGGGATTTCAGCCATTTTTTTAAATTCCTCCTTTGGTTATTTAGATATGATTAAGTTAAACTCGACCAGCAACTTCCTCGAAGCTTACCCCAGTTCTGGTAGCAACGAAGGTTAGTGTTACATAGTTAATCGACTTGGCAGGTTTCAAGAAGATGTCTGCTCTAAATTCATTATTATCAATCACATCAGGAGTGTTATTTGTTTCATCACAAATTACGAGGAATCCGAAAAGTCCACGTTTTGCTTCAATGTCTCTCAAGAATGGTTCGACAATATTAATAAAGTTTGCTCTTGTAACTTGATCGTTAAGTTCAAAGAGTTGTGCTTGAGCAGACTTCTCTAAAGCTTGCTCAATAGTGAGGAACAATCTGCGAACGTTGATTCGATCAAATGCTGATGCAAATCCCAGTGCAGTTTTATCACCAAACAATAGAACTCCAATGCCTGGTTGGTTGACTATAGAGTTAATTCTTAGTGGATAAAGTTGATCCCTCTGTGCTTTTGATGGATTGTATGCAAGTTTGACTGCATTGTTTAGTGTTCCTCTTTGCTGTCCAGCAGGAGAGAACCAAGGGAATGATTCAACACTAGTACGAACCATCAAACCAGCAATGTCAGCATTAGTTGGTATGAAACGGAATGTATTGTTAAATCTATCAAAGGTGTACTTGTAACCAGAATCAAACACACCATATGAGGTAGATTTGAGTGATGAGAAGAACTCAATGATATTATCAGTCTGAGTATCAGTGTTAGTTAAACCAACAACTCCCCCTCGATGTGGAGAAATTACTGCCATACAGTCTTTTCTCGAATCGGCAATTGCCAACAGTGTGTTTGCTTTTGCTTGAGATGAGTTTACGTTGTCTAAACTAGGACCATTTATTAAGTAATCAACTGCAACTTCATCTTTATTACTAAAGAGTTTGTATGACGTTATTAAATTACCTAATGTAGCAGCCATTCCACCAGTGGCAGAATAGTCAACTCCGTTTGTAAGTGTATATGTATTATTTCCTATGACATTGAACGTTATTCCTTGTGCTTTACCATTCCATAAACCATCAGATGTGGTTATTGGTGTAAATCCACTACTAAATCCAGAAGCAGCTACAAATCCATCTGATCCATCTGATGGATTATCTCCAGCAAATACATATTGAGATAAATTTGCAAGTGAATCTTTCCAGAATGCTTTATCTGGTGGATTGATTGCAGAAATTGCGTCGGTTGCTTTAGATAAATTTGTAAATTTCTCTAAAATTGCTCCTTGAATTCCAGTAACTTCTCCTGTGTCATCAACGACAACAACATGCAAACCATCATTCTTCGATTGCCTATCTTGAGCAAACGATGAAGTAGTTGGTTTTGGTGCGATTGACTTCCAGAATAAAGTAGAATTGGTCAAACCTAAAGTTTGCTGATCGTACCAGTCATTTACAGACCAAGATGCAGCATTTAGTGTTGTGTTCGCAACTACTGCTCCAGATGAATTTATGAACTTAATAGCATTACCTGGTCTGAAAGAAGATGATTGATCTCTTTCTGCGTAAGTAATGGCAGTAGATACACCAGCAGTTGTTACTCTCTCAGTAATTTTAACATCAACTGTTGTAGCACCCAGTCCAGTAACGATACCTTTTAGATATCCATTGAAACTTTCAGTGGTTCCTTCACCAACAATTGTTTGGTTTGTTAATGGGAATGTTACACCGTGTCCAACTGCAACACCAGATGTACTTCCTATTGCCAATACTTGATCTGCTTGATCGTCAATCAAACAAACTTTAAGTGTATTTGCCCAAGAACCAGGATTCTTAGCAGCAATACCAAATGTTTGTCCAACACCAGCATAGTTTTGCTCGTAATCGTCAAAGTTTTTAATCTTTAAAGATGTGTCTACTCCACCATCTCTTCTTGCATTTGCATTATTGAGTGTTGATCCATCAGATCTAACTACCTTTAGAACACCACCATATGATAGAAAAGATGCTGCACTCATCCAATACTCATATTGAGCATCAGTAGAAAGTGGTTTTCCAAATACATTTATTAAATCATTTTCTGTAACAATATCAGTTGCCTCATCTACTGGACCAATTTGAAATGGACCTGCAATTGCACCGATGTTATCTAGCACATTATCAGCTCTTCCTACAGTTAAATCAACCTCCCTGACTAACACACCAGGAGACAATTGTGGAGTCGCCATGTTTTTCCCCGAATCTCAGTTTACCTGAAAATATTTATTGTTTATAACATTTTCATTGGGGAAACAATGCGTGAACATTACCAGTCTGGATAATTCCAATCCTCAAATGGATTAGTTTTTTTACGATTCTCAATAACTCTTTTTATTGTACATATCTTACATTCATAAGAATATGATGAAGGTAGGGTTCCTCTCTTTTTTCTAGTTAGATAAAATCCATCTATTAAATTTTTAATTTCACCACATATTCTACATCTTCTATCAGACAATAATAGATGACCAAGTTTTATTTGATTATCCAATTCCATTATCTATATTCCCACATAAATGAACGATCTCCGTACTCATCTGTTTTCCAAATATCACCATCATCATCAACAATTGTTTCTTCAGTCAAACCATCATCCATAAATCCAAATGGAGCCATATCTTGTTCTATCTGATTCTTTTGTTCTTCATACAATCTTTTTCTTACGTCTTGATCAGTAAGTTCTTTAAAATAATCGTTTTGTACTAACCATGCATAAATTACCAAACACATTGCAAGATCATCATTACATCCTTCCTCTGCCTCAAATGAATTACTTTTTTGTATAAAAGTGGTTAACTCTGATATTATTTCATAATCTTTGAAAATTATTTTATCTGCTTCAATAAGAGTTTTTAAATTAAGAGATCCAACCTTCTTTACAGTTTTTGACATCTTAACTCCCATTTGAGTTTTCTTACCAGAAAACCCTTGTCCTATTATTTGTCCTGCTCTTCCTCGCATAGATGCCATAAGAAGATTTTCATATTCCAAATCAAAATGCAAAATAGATGCTACCTGATCACCAATATCATTTACTTCGCAAAGTATAAAAGCATTATTATATTTCTTTGCTATCTCCCAAATAACATTTGGAAATAACATTGGTTTAATTTCATTATTTCTATACTTACCAATTATCTTATGGGGAAACTCTGTAATATCAACAACTACAAATGCAGAGTAATCGTTTCCAACACCCCTTGCTACGTCAACAGTCATTAGATAATCATGATCTCTTACAGGATCTTCGTAAATATCTAAACCAGCACTTCTTTGTAATGGGTTTTCATAAACTAACGTTCTTAATTTGCTTGGTGCAATGAGAGTATCAACAGATCCTAAGAACTCACACTCAAACTCAACTTTAAATTGTTGATCTGATGTGTTGGCAATAGTTTGCTCTCTCCACTTGTCATCCCTACCAGGTACTTCTGACCAATGAACATCAGTTGGGACATACTCATTCTTTCCTTTCTCAGCATCGTGCCACATACGGTAGAAGTGATTCATACCGTGTGGTGTGGATACTATAATTACTTTTGTGCTTTTACCAGAAGTAATAGTAGGGTAAACACTAGCAAAGAAAGAGTCAGCGATGTGATTGGGAACAAAAGCAAATTCATCCAAGAAAAGGATATTGAAAGACATACCCCTAACAGCACTAGCGGAAGTAGACGCAGCCAAGATTTTACTACCATTTTCTAACTCCAGAGATCCTTTGTTCCATGCTAACACACCTTGCTGCATCCACTTGGGAACATTTTCATATGCAGTTTGTAATCTGCCTAAAAGTTCTCTTGCTGTAGATGCTTTGTTTGCAAGTATGCCAATATTTACACTATCATTAAAAAGCAGATAATGCAATAAGTAAGATATTACAGTTGTTGATTTACCTGTCTGACGAGGCATCTTACAGATATTAAATCTATTCTCGTGGAAATTGCTAATTAATTTTTCCTGAAACTTATATGGTTCAAAAGGCATCAAACCTTTATCTAGAGTGACAATTTTTACATAGGTATTAGCAAAGTACAGAGGATCTTCCTTGCATTTAAGGAATTCTGTTATTTGTTCTTTTGTAAATTCAACTGCTGTATTGGCTTTCTTAAGATTGGGATTGCCAAGATAAATGCTATTGTCAACCATAATAACTCCTACATCATTTCATATTTACCAAATTTTTTATCATGCTCTCTAGTCTTTATTGTCAAGTCTATCATTTTTTCTAAATTATCTACTTTCTTTTCTAATTGTTTTATTCTATCTTGCTCCTGTGTAGAGGAGTGTTTCTCCTGGTTCATGTTCGGAAACTTGGTAGTACCACAGACGAGAATTAGGATATACTTTCTGCAACTGATCCTGAACTTCTCTCCGTGAAGGTTTTTGTACTTGGGGGAAAAACATTTTTATGGAGTAGTTTCTTCCTCTCCAAGCTAAATTAACTAGAATCACTCTTCCTAATTTAGTTTGAATTCTAGTTTTGGACTCAGATATTTCTGATGAACACTCGACAGTAGTGGGATTGCGAAAATCTTTAAAATCAATCATTTATCTCAAATGTGAGTATTCCTAATTATATTTATCAATTTATGGCCGTAAAGACAACTTTAAACGTTGTTGAACTGTTTGATGCTGGATAACCTAACAATCTTAAATTTCCTGCATTTATATCTGTTGAGAATGTAGAGATGCCAACAGGTTCATTGATGGTTCCAAATTCTGACATGTAGGTGCTAGTTCCATCATGAACTACATTGATAGTTGTTGTATTATAATTCGTTCCTTGTACTGCTTGTATTTGATAATTTACTGATCTAAAATCATCCTTGGGTATAGACACCAAAAGTGATTCACTAGTGCTAGTAGTTGTAGAAATAGAAGACCTAACAGATCCTGCTGACATTTCTAAAGTTGATGGTAAACTAGTTCCTACAATGTATGGCATTTTAATTAGCAGTTTCTAAAAGACTGAGAATAATTTTGAGAGTGCTATTAGCACTTGAAACTATTTTAACAGAATCACTTGTTTCCAATACTAACTTACCACTCATAGGTACAAAAGCATCAGATACTGGAACATTAGCACCTTTTATTATTTCTGTTTCAGTGCTAGATCTAACATGTTTCATAGTAACAGTTGCTGGATCAGAACCATAATTTGCAACGTGTGCATATAAAACTATGGCAGTATATCCTGTTGGAGCAGTGTAGACTGTCTGTTCACTTGTGGTTAATTCAAGTGTTACTGTTTGAAATCTATTAAGTGCTAACTGCGCCATATTAACTTAATGCTAGAATAAATGGTGTCATTTCGGAGAATAAACTTTTACTAAAAGCTCTTCCACTTATTGTACCAGAATTTTGATTTATTTGTAAGTCATCACCTATTCTAAAATTACCTGCTTGATCAGTGCTGGTATAGATGACCTTTCCACCTTCCGATGACACAACTTCATTTTCTTGAACAGCAACACCACCTCTTTTTGGAGTAGCACTTGCTATATTGTTTCCAGCTCCAACATACTCGAAGGTATGTGAACTGGCTATGATCTTACTTTGTTGGAAGAAAAATACGGTGGATCCAACCCCAACACTATTAAGTAAATTGGAATCAAGTGTTAATGTTGATATTCCAGATACTATTGGGGTTGAACTATTTATTGTGTAGTAAATGGGGGATATCTTTGCAGTTGCAGTTGCTGTATTAACTCCAACATTTGGAGATGAAATTGTTACGTTTGGAATCGAATCATATTGATTTCCACTACTAATGATTGTTATGGTAGCAACGGATTCACCATCCAAAGTTGCGAATGCAGTAGCATTTTCACCGTTCGGTCCTGTTGGTGAATCAATGGTAACACTTGGAGTTGAAGTGTATCCAGTTCCACCAGAACCTACGGATATTGATAAAACTGAATTGTATAATCTATCAAAGTATGCAACTTGACCATCATAAGGTCTATCTACATCTACCTTTGCAGTTCCACCAGATACGTATGTATGAACCACTGTTGATATTCCAGCATTGATTACAAATTTTCTTACTGATAGAATCTCATCAACCTCAAAAACAAAAGGTGCTTTATGTGGATATATTTTCTGACCAAACGGACATGTCAATCCAATACCTGCTAGGGTAACTCCCATACCAACTTCAAAATTATGATTAGCAGTAACAGTTACAGTGGCAATTCCAGTAGTATTTGTATAATCAAAATTAGATATATTTAAAGTTGGAGTAGATAAATCTAAAGTAACATTATCTTGAGATATAGCAGCAGTTTGACTAACTGATCCTGTGAACTGTAATGGACTGGTTCCACGAGCAACTAGACCTTTTGTACCAAAACTACAGTTGCTATTAGCAATGTCTGCCTGTCCCCCTTTATCACAAGTTACTGCTTCATCACAACAAATAGTAAACAGTGAAACTAATTGTGCGAATCCACCATTAGTTACAGCAACACCAACACCACCTTGATTGTATTGAGTGAACGCATCAACGTTCATTGTTTTTAAAAGTCTTGCTTGTTTTCCATCTATCCTAATACCAGTTCCTGTAGTGGTATCACTTGTACAGTTTTGAATATATGGACCTTTCCATTTACCACCACCTACGTTTTCTGCAATTTCGGTAGTAGGGAATCCCACTGCTGCAGCAGGTGCTAAATGACCACTAAATGTCATGTTAGAAAGTTTGCATCCTTTTCTAACATGGAACAAATCTTTATCTGTTGTATTGGGTAAAACTTTTACTGTTCTTAAATCATCACCCACAACAGCAACAAAAGCAGGAACTTCGATTGGATTTTGCTCAACATAATTACCAGACATCACTTTGATTGTTGCTCCTGAGTTGGCAATCCCAACTGCTGCTGCGATTGTCAATTTGGCATTATCAATAGATGTTCCATTATTATCATCATTACCATCCTTGGCAACATAGAAAACATTTGGTGCTGAGTTTATACCTGTTGCGGTAGAATTGATAGTAACGTTATCACCAATGTTAACTGTGGCATTTGTGATCGTAACTATACCAACACTGATCTCTTCATTATCACCATCAATGGTAATAGAAGACTCACCAACGGTAAGAATACCAGTAATACGTGTGTTACCCTTGACTAGAAGTGTAGTTCCTGAAGAACCAACATTTGCACTACCAATAGTAGTGACTCCAAGTAAAGTTGAATTCCCAAGGATATTTAAATCCTTCCTACCAGTGATAATACCAATAGAATCAAGATTGGTAATATCCTGTTTAGTTATTGTTCCTGCTACAGATAGATTACCTGTTATCTCTGCGTCACCTTGAACAAATAATTTCTTGTTTGCTACTGCTTCAGCACCAACACCAACGTTCTTAACAGTATGGATTCCTACATCATCTACTGCCCATGTCCCACCAATACCAGCACCACCACCACCTGCTCCACTACTAGTTCCAATAAATTTACCACTACCTCCATCATAAGCAATCAGGAATCCATCTTGCTTTACAGAATCTCTATTAACATCATCTAAAAATTCAAGTCTGGTTTCACCTCCACCACCTTGAGCACTAATTAGATTCTTAAGATATTCTAATTCATTTCTTATCTTTTTGATATCAGGATCATCTACGTTCTCTCTTACTTCTTGTTTAGTTCTAAGTGATCCTAAAACTTCAAGTGCCTGATCAACAGCATCTTTTTCTTCTTTTATCTCCTCATATGGGATATTATTTTCTGTTGGTTTTAAAGGTTCTGGATGAACTAAATCTATGATTTCATGAGTTACATTTCCATTTGCATCTTGAAGTTCTAGAGATGGTGGTTTTAACCAATCTTCTAGTGCTGCTATCTGTCTCTTTTCTTTTTCCTTTTTATACTTTTCCTTTGCCTCTTCTTCTATTTTCTTTTTCTTCTCATCTTCTATTTTCTTCCTCTCCTCTTCCTCTAACCTTTTCTTTTCTTGTGCTATTTTCTTTTTCTTAACTTCCCTGTCAAGTTTTTGTTCCTTCTTTAAATTAGATACTTCGGTAAAAAAAGATACCGATTCTAATGGATTGTTACCAATAACAGATTTTAATTTCTTCTCTTCTAGTTTTTTCTTTTCTTCCTCTTCTTTCTTTGATTTTATAAAATCCTTTTTTACTTTGGATACTTCTTCAAACACAGATCCAAGAGGATTATCTCCGACAAGAGATTTAAACTCGTCCTCTTTTTCCTTCTTTGCTTTACCTATGGATGAAAAAAACTCGTTTAGATCTTCTGTCATTTCTCCCCATTATTTTTTAAAAGTTTAGCAAGTTCAGCTGTGGATCCTACAAATAATGCATTAGTAACATTAGTTGGTTTTTTAGAGGATTCCTCCTCAACATCCTTTAATTTCTTTTGAAGATCCATTAATTTATCTGTGGCATCAGAAACATTTTTTATTAATTGTCCTGCCACCTCATATGCTCTAGGCATTTCACTTTCTTGAGCAAGTTCAAGAATACCATCAATTGCTTCTTGACCTTTTTCTATTATACTATAAAGATTACCTCTTGTGTAGTTGTAATCTTTTTCAATATCAGTTTTTTGTATTTTTGTAGATTCAACTTTTTTTGGTTCTGAAACTTCTATCTCTGTTGGAGTTGCTTCAACCTCAACCTCAACATTAAAAGTATCATTAAGATCATCGAATTTGTTTTTCATAATTATCTACCACTAAATCCAAAGTCATCACCGAATTCGATATTATCATTATCGGCATCTGTTATATTCTTAACAGGTGTTCCTAAGACGTGAGCAGCAGCAGTAGACCCATCTTCACCTCTTCTGACTGAAAGATCATTACCAGTTTTAGAAACTACGAACATCTCTTCACTATCAATGTAGATATAAGAACTAGCAGTTATATTTGAAGAATCTGCTACAGTAATTATTGTTTCTGTCGTATCTACGTCTTCACCAAGTGTTGTTACTGGAATGTCATTATATGCCTTAGTTGCTCTAGGAGTAACACTGTATGTCATTTCTCTAGATGGTGTAGGTGTTTTTCCACCAGCAACGTAACCAACAGTAACCTTTTTGATAATATCTTTTGCAGTATTTGTTTGAACAGGACCAAAGAAGTATGTCTTTGCAGTAAATCTCATTGTATAAATGAGTGCTCTTCTTGTAGAGAAATCACCCTCATAATCATCACTAGCTGATATTGATGTTAGAACAATTGGAATATCTCTTTTCTCTCCTATGGTGTCAACTAAGTCAACAGTCATTGTATATGCTGGTTGAAAATATGGAAGTATCTGTTCTACAACCTGAAGCATATCATCATTCAACTTAGTAAAGACACTAAGTTCAAAATCCAAATTATAAGGAACTGGTAAATATGTCTTTGCTATCTTCTTTTTATCTGCTGCAACTGGACTTAGAAATGTTTGAGTAGTTGTAGATTTTCTACTAGGATCATAATTTAACCCTGTCATCTCGAAAGACATTCGAGGCAAAGTTATCTGAACTGCCTTACTAAGATCTGGTTGTTGTTCTAGTCTAGCTAAAAATTTCTGAGTAGGACCATATGCCAGAGGAACTTTAAGTTGACTTACAGTTGCTCCAGAATCATTGTCATGTTGAATCTGTATATTATTAAACAACGAACCGAACCCAATAATGGTTCTTCGCATTATTTCGTGATAAAAATATTCAAACATTGAGAAAGCTCGGTATACTACCTGATAAAATATTTAGGGCATTCCGAATGGGTTACTTTGAGAAAAGTCAATTATAGAATCTGCTTCATTCTCTATTGCAAAATTTTCAGCAAATTCATCTTTAGCAAATTCTCCTGAAAGTCTTCTAAATTGATGAACTGCTCCAGACTCTCTTCCTGTTATCAATTCTCCATTTATGAATGATCCAGATGATATTGAAACTTCTAATATATTAGTTGTTTCATTCCAAGATTTAACTCTTGCAACAACACTACTGGATGACCCTACTACTTCTTCATTAAATATATAGTTTCCTGAATTGTTCATATGAGGAGAAGAAATGGTCACAGTTGGAGCAACTGTGTATCCAATACCAGCATCTGTTATTCCAATTTGTGTAACAATACCAACATTGTTTATGTATGCTATTGCAGTAGCAGTATTAACACCTGAATTATTATTACTAATAGTAACTGTTGGTATGGTGGAATAACCTGAACCCCCATCGGTAATACTTACTATACCTATAACACCGTCACCAATACCTGCTGTAGCAGCAGCACCAACTCCTCCACCACCGTGGAAAACAACCGCAGGTGCTACAGTATACCCAGAACCAGGATTTGCTAAATCAACTCTCTGAACCTTAGACGATTTTTCACCATCGCAATCAACAATTTGACTAATCATTGAACAGAATCCAACTGCAGTCACACCACCAGATGGTGCAGATGAAATAGCAACTCTAGGAAGACTGCTATAATCATGACCTCTATCTGAAATAAAGATAGATCTAACACCACCATTGAATACTCCTATTACAGATGCAGTTGCAGTGGAAGCAGAACCAACCAAACTTAGTGATTCTATATAACCAAATTCCTGAACATTATCATCAACCGTATCAATTCCAGTATCAATAACCTCATCCTCATAACGGAAGAGTTCACATTTTAATTCATAAACATAATTCTTCTGTAATTGGTAAAAAGGTTTTTCGTGTTCTACAAATTTAATTTCAAATAACCTATCTCCAAGAGGAAACCATATCAAATCTCCTTCCTTGGGTCTTGTTGCTAATTTTATATTTGGTATATTCTTTATAAGAGGTGTTACATAATTTTCAAATCTATCTTTTGATATGATCAAACTCAAGTCATGTAAACCTTGTACACCAAATTTTGATAGAAGAACACCCTGTCCTTCATATCCATCGTAACTGTCCACGTATGCCTCTAGAGGCAAAGCATTTTCAAACTTAGACTCTATGACCTCTTTTATAACAGTTTTGCTAGAAACATAAGTTCTAGGAATATAAAATATTTCAACTCCATACATACGAAGTTGTTCATTAATTAGATCCTGAACCAAGTTTTGCTCAGTTCTGGCTCCTTGTTGAAAATACGGATTAAGAACCATGAGTCTAACCTATCATGTCTAATGGTGGAAGTTCATATGTATTTGACATATTTTCTCTAATTTTCTCTAAGTCTTTTTCAGCATCTTCATAGATTTCTCTTCCATTTAGTTCAACACCACCAGGAAGTTTTACACCTTGGAACTTAATAAGATTTTGACCCCACTGTTTTTTAATTAAAGCAGTTGCATATGGTTTCAAGAATGAATCATTATACACTCTTGGATATGTTGATGGATCTAATAAACGGAAACAATCTATGATAATATAATCATCAACAGTAATAGAACCCCAATCAATATCCAAGTAGAGTCTATCTTGTCTTTTGTTAAATCTTATTTGTTTTTGGGTTGTTAATAGGAAATTTATATCTTCTAGATATGTTTTCGTCATTGCGTATGACAAAAGTTCTGTAGCACCCCAATAGTAAATATCATTCAAGAATAATTGATATTTAACACTAAACATATTGTTGGTTATAGTGTTTGTTCCATCAAAATGAAATATCTTTGTAACTCCTAATATTTCTGGTGGAACTGGAAGATAATTACTATTCTCTTCAAAACCAAACTGTGTAGTTAACCCAACAGTTTGATTTACAGTAGTTGTTACTATCCCAACAGCAGCATTATCTCCTCCTCTTGCTCTTCCTCTATCAATATCATCCTGAGTTATCTTATACTTCATAAATGACTGATAGACACCATCAAAGTGTCTTTCTTGAAAAAACTGAATAGCATCATCTATGATGTCTTCAATTTGCTCATCAGCAACATTTATTTCTAAGACAGGAGCACCAAGTCTTCTTTTACAGTAATCTATTAACTCCTGTCGTGTTGAAGGTTGCGACATTTATCTACAAGTAGTTCTATCTGTTGTATTTAGGGAGATGAAGATATACCTGCAATAACCAACACATTACCAGATACTATTCTGTATGTTGTTGATCCTGAACTTACCAAAACATCATATACATATCTTCCCTCTGGTAAACCTGTTGTATTTGTAGCACCTAATGATACATTAAAATCTCCTCCTGCAGCACTAGTAAATCCAACATTAAATGTTTTAATCGCATGTGCAGAAGATCCAATTGCAACACTCTTGGCAAGTTGAGATGATGCACTGTATCCTGTAAAATCAAAAGCAGATCCAGATGTAGTGACAACTGAAAAATCATTACTAAAAGTTGCTCCAGTATTAAGAGTAAGATTTACTCCAAAAGCAACTCCAGAGGTTGGATCAAAAGTAATGGTTTGTTTAGACATTTCTTAAATTTCTCAGTAGTTGTTTGATTTCATTTATGTCATCTTTTAATGAATTCAATTCATCTTCCATCGATTCCATTTTTTTGCGATTTTTGGATCTAGAATTTTTGAGAGCAACGTACTTATTATATTCTGCTTGATCAACATTAACAATAGCAGTGCTCTCTTCTTCTCTTGCTAAATTAGCATGTCCTTTGACTGATAATTTTCCCATATTAGGCAAGTGCTATAACTCTCATGTCTTTCACTCTAGGTGGTTGAGCAGAGTTTGTAGAAGATCCTACAAGTTTTACACTAAAGTGTTTGAAACTTGGAAGATTGTCAATTGTAAATTCATAATCTTTGTAAACCACCTGACTGCTAGTATAAGCAATCTTATCAGTCTTAGGTAGAGATTTATCAGGTAGTCCATCATTCTTAGCAGGATCTATCACTTGACCAGAAGACAATAGGTTATTGAAACCAGGGAAAGGATTGTATATTAGATCCTCATCAAGATCATTTGATATGGCATAGAATGCTCTTATATCACTAGTTAGGTTTATATGTCCAGTAATGTATACTTTAATCGAAGTAGCAGGTAATTCTAGAGTAACTGGTTTTGATGCATATACAAAGGCATTTGGATCATTGATAACAGTTGATGTTCTAGAGTCTGTCGCATAATTTGTTATTGGATTATTTACACGGTTAGATGTAAATACTGCACCTATACGATCAAGATCAACAACTGGGGAAAGGTTCTGATTACTAGTTGCAAAATTCAAAGCAAGAGTAAATGATTTATTATTTGGTAAAGTGGTTAACAAATTAGTTTCATTAACACGAGAAGCAACTATTCTTGGAGAACTCATATAGTTATCTGAGTCTAAACTAATACCCTCAAATCCCATATCTCTATAGGAAATTTGATTTCCATCTATGGACTTACCACTAACAGTTCTTATCTGTGCAGTTAAGTTTGTTCCTGTTGGAGTTATATTTTCAATGATTGGTTTAACGATTTCAAATGGTATATTTTCTGTAGGAATTATGCCATTCAAACCTGTTGATTTGGTTTCAGTAAAGTGAAGTTTTGGTAAACCACTTGCTGTTCCATTATCAATCTTAATAGTATAGAAATCTAATCCTATTGGATTGGATACAGTAGCATCAGATAAGTTATGATTTTTGTTTATTCTCCTTAAAGATACTCCAGCCAATTCATATTTTTCAACAATATCACCAGAGAAGTGATTGACTATATTAGTTCCATCTACACCTCTAGTTGTTATTCCAGTGATGGTAGTTGCAGTTGTTCCACTGTAAGAAACTAACTCTCCACCGATTCTCAAGTATCCTAAAGTTGTGGTTCCAACACCAACTCCCTCAAAGGTTCCAAATTCAGAAGCATCATTTACAGTTATTGTTGCTGTTGATGATGACTCGTAATCAGAAGTCAAATTAGTGGTAGGAACATCAGATGCAACACCTTCAATACCAACTATGTTTTGTGTGGAATGCATTCCATGATTTCTATGATTTACTTTTGCGTGTAAACCATCAGTAACTGTAGTTGTAGAAGTTATTAAAACATTTCCACCAGCACCATTAACATCTGCAGTAACTCCAGAATTATTTGTAAACTGAAGTGTCTTACCTACACCAGTAACAAATTCACCTTGAACATTATCAATTATAAGTTCATTTACTCCACGGAGATCTCCTATGGACAATCTCATATTTGTCCCTAATGTATTACTTCCAATTTGAGTTGGAGTTACAACATCACCCACACTGTAACCTGTACCACCAACTGATATCGTAGCAGCAATTGCAACACCATTTTGAATACTAATATTAGCAGTTGCGTTTGATCCAGTTCCTGTTATGTTAGTCAAACTAACTCCAGTGAAAGTTTGATTGCCTGTGTACCCAATACCAGTATTTGTAAGGGTCATGGTTCCAAAAGCACTTCCAGCTGATCCCACAAAGTTACCAGTTCCTGTGCCTCCTAATTGACTTATACTATTACCTAAAGTTATAGTAGATGTTACAGTTGTTCCTAATCCAACTCTAACTTTATTAGATGTAATTTCTAATGCATTTGAATCTATAGGTAAGAATTGCTCTACACCTTGACTTAAATTTGGATTATTTAAATTAGCTGTTCCTGTTGGACTAGTGAATTTTGCTTTATAAAGTGTAAATTTCAAATCTTCATACTGACTTGGATTCCAAGTAGAACCATTTTGAGATTTGAATAGAGAACCTAATAGTGGTTGCTCTGAAATCATAATTTGATCACTATCTGGGAGATTTACAGTAGTGATATCAACATCACCCATTCTAGATATCCATGCAGTATAGTTATTACTTGCTGATAGAAGAACAACTGAATGATAAGTATCACCTGCCAAATAAACAGGAGATTCAAAACTTATTCTGGTAGCAATTGAAGCATCATCAGAAACATATATCTCTTCTGGTAATACGGTTACTTCTGAGAAAGGATAAACTTTTTCAGTTGGTAATCCTAATTGCATTGGACGCAATTGAACTGTAACTGGGAGAGTATCGTCTTTACTTCCAAAGTAAACTTCAATGCTAGTTACGAATACACCTTCTGGTTGTGAAACAAAGAATGACTGAGCAAGTGGATCATCTCCAGCAGCACATGCCTTAGTTGTTTGTCCACCAGATATTGATGCTATTTCAGCATCTGTCAAATTAGAAATATTAGCAGCAGCCTCAATAATACCTATAGTTCCTGATGATACCAGAGCCATTTGAGTTGTAACAAAAGAATCTAAATTTGCTGCTTGACCTGTAGTTTTATCATAAGTTTTTCCAACAACAGCAGCTTTTAAGATATTCAAATTACTTGTAGCAGAAATTTCTTCACTACCCCAATCAGTGCTTCCAGTGTACTCACCCTCTTTACCTTGATCAGTAAATGTTACACCAGATGTTTCAGATGATGAAATCAATGAAGCATCATATGCAATAGCAGCAAGAGTTTGACCTTGAAGACCCATTGCTGCAGATGCCTCAACACCAAGTGCTTTTACACTAGGATGTCCTTTGAAACTATCTGTTACGGATGAAACTGCAGCATCATAATCACCACCCTCTGCAGCAATTCTTTCAATTTCACTAGTCCAATATGCTAAACCTTGAGAATCAGGTTGAGAACCAAGATATTTTACATAAAGACTACCTGCTATATCTTCAGATCTATCTTCTTGTGTTTGTGTTCCTATTGCACCACCTATGCCTTTCGTAACGAGTTCTTGTTTTCCATCAACCACCTCTAACTCAGCAATATTAGGATTACTCAAATCATCATTATTATAGTATCCTAATTCTTCTGGAGTTATTGGACTGAAGACTGTAATACCAGTAGAAGAATCATTGTCAGTATCAATAACACCAGTTTCTACAAACTGTTTTATTGTTGCGTTGGTTGATTGTACATCTAAGAATGTTTCAATTGCATCTGCAGTTGAACTATCACCATCGTCATCACCAAAATCAATAGTGCTAATTATAATATCAACACCACCACCTTGAACAAACTTGATGTTTCCATCTGCATCTCTAACTGCATTTCCATTATCATCCAGAATAGGTACATCATCAAAGTCTTGATCGTTAGTGTCTGTAAATACAACCACTTTCTTTTCTTCTGTAGTATCAATAAGACCATTGTAATTAGTATTAATAATACTTGAGGTGATTGTATCTCCAGATAGACTTATTTGCTCAGTTTGAGTAACTGTTTCTGTATGAATATTTCTTGTAGTTATAATTGTTTCTTGATTTTTACTTAAAGTTCCTTTTGCCTCAAATTCATTAGTTGCATCTGTTAAAACGTTACCTGGAATTTGACTATTGCTAGGACTACTTGTAAGTCTGAAAATTTTCATTCCAGTTTCAAATCTAGGATTTGCCGTTATATTGGGGTCTGGTATAAAAATAGATCCAATTGCAAATCCATAAACATCACTTACTAATTTAACTTCAGAAACAGTTGCTTGTGCATTAGAACTTTGACCTGTAAGTCTTAATCCTTGAGTCACAAATCCATGAAACTCACCCTTTGCCTTTGCAGCAAGTGATACTGTATCTACGTTTAATATTGTAGATGTTGCAGCATAATTTTCTGGAATTGTTATTGATCTATCATATGGACTCAAATTATAAGTTGAAGATGGTGATGTAATATTTCCTTTCTTATGATTTGATTGACAAATTCTAAATTTTATAAGTTGAACTCCACTAGGATCTCTTCCGATAACAGTTTCACCCTTTTCAAAAGTTCCATTAACCATAGAAACTTGAAGAAGTTTTGGAATAATATAACTGCTTAGATTTTCACTATCCAAGAACGCATATAGTCTGGTGACTGGTTTTAATTTTGATGCTCTGAATCTAATATTCCTAGATCTCATATAAGGAATAATATCACTACTAATAACTTTATTACCTTGACTTGTAGTATCAAAAGTTTCTCTAGTAACACTACCAGTTCCTGTTCTTGTTTGGAATCCAGTGGGAGTGATGTTTAATGTTGTTGTGGTTTGAGTTGAACCATATTCAATAAAATCAGTTACAGTTGTAGAATCTACATCTTCTCCAGTCCATATTGTATTCCAAGCACCCCATGTAACACCAGAGAGTCCAGAATGAGAACCATCAGATTCACTTGATGTATAAGTTGTATTGGTTATATTTTTAGATTCTAATTGAATCGTATCACACCATATGTCAGATGATGGTACTAAATTAAGAGTACCAGAATAGTAATTTACTAAGTATGGTGTTACGTTCTCAACTCTAGATGCGTGTGGTTGTTTTATTAAAACAAATTCTTCAAAGTTAAGTGTTAAAACATTATTACTTCTCCTCAACCCAACAGTTGAAGGATCTAATTCCAAATCCAAAGCATTAGTAAATGGAGCTGGTCTCAATTCCGAATTCTTAACATCTATACTGTTTTTTGTTATTGTTTTTCTTAACTGAGTATCAGTGTTTGCAAAATCATCTACAAAGAATCCAGATTTAAATCTGTTTAGTCCATCAGCATCTTGTATTTGTAAACTAGCAGTAGTGCTTTCTAAAAGTGAAAGAGTTGTGTAAAACTCTAGATTTTTTATTCTTCTCTCAAGATTTCTAATATCTCTCATTCTATATCTCTTATGATCTGATAAAGTGAGAGAAGCTTCATTCACATCACACATATAAGCAGGTAAATTAACAGTTGCTATTTCCATAGCATCGTTAATAGTATTAGGCATTTCAGGGGTTTCTGATGGATTACCCTCAACTAATTGGAAAGATCCATCTTTAGATAGGAAAATTTTATCTATTCTTGCTAGATAATAAGAATAATCTATTAAGAAAGATCTATCTGATGCTAATACGTTAGCAGATGAATTTCCTTCTTGAGTAAATGATCTTCCCAAGAATTCAAATGGTGATCTAGTAGTTCCACTAAAATCAGAAACTCTTGGTCTAATATCAATAATTTCACAAACTTTTACACCATTTACTTTTGGTAAAGAGCAATAATTGAAGTCATTATATGAATTTACAGTTGTAATATCTCCAGTGTCGGAACTTGAGAAAAATGCAGATTCAAAAACTACTTTTAATTTTTTAACTGGTTCTTTAAATTCTGATTTTCTAATCAATCTAGAATAATCATAAATTGTATCTCTTTGACCATTATCAAAAGTAAATTCATCAGTAATATCATTTGATCCAAAGGTTGCTGATGCTAATGTAGCTTGTATTCCAGATTCCGTAAACTTAAGAACTTCTCCTGCTAATGGTTGAACACCATTTATGGAAACGTAAGAGACAGTAGAATCATTTGCTTTCTCTACATATAATCCAACAAATTTACTACTCAAACCAATAACTTCTTCACCAACTATCATATCATCAGTTTTACCTGATGTGCTATCAATAGAAACCAAAACTAATTTTGGAAATACAACTTCTGCAGCATTTTTTGATTCATATACAGCATGTATCTTGGTTACATCTGGAACACCCAAAGATATTTCTTCATCCTGAACTCTAGTTCCATAAATTGATGAGAATGTCAAACCATCATTTATGGTTGTAGCACCTACACCAGACTGTGAATTCTTAGAAGAATCTATAGAAAGAATGGTAACATTCTTCTTTGTCTTTATCTTTTCTTTAACATTGATCTTTCTAAGTGTTGCTATCAACTTGGCAGAACCAATTCCATCCAATCCATTAATACTTAATGATTGAGATCCATTGCTGAATACAAACTTGTCTGAACTTAATGCTTCTAGAGATCCATCACTACGCATTAAGCAGTAATTTTCTTCATCATATGGAAGGAATGTTTCTTGACCACTGCCACTAGCAATTGTGTTAGTAGATCCGTTTGTTATAGTTACGGTATATTCTTTTCTTATTGTTAGATTTGCATTAGTCAAATCAACATTTGCTACTTTATAATCTGTTATTTTAGTGTATAAAGATTCAGAATCTTGATCACCAAATGTTGAGAAACTAGATTCTAATATTTTAAAATCAGATGGATTTATGCTAGATGTAGGTAAACCACCATCATTAACTCCACTAACTGTAGTTACTCCAGAAATAGTAAGTGAATGTTGTGAAACTGATTCAATTTTTGCATATGTTGGAACAGTTAATGCTGGATTTGTAAACTCTACTAAATTACCAACAGTTGCAATTCCCACAAAGAATTTGGTAGGATCTGTATTGGTTACAGTGCTTATTCCTAATGTTGTTGATATTCCTGTTATATTAACTTGACCAATAGTAGAATGAACAGATTGCTCAACGTTTGCATTGAAAGTGCTTGCTGCTCCTACTTGACCAAATACTGATTTAACATCATTAGAATTGAATGATGTTGCCGCAGCTGCAATATTCCCACTCTCTATACCATTGAATATAAATTGCTCACCCTGAACAAATTTTCCTTTTACATTATATGCAGTTATGATTCCAGAATTAGTTACAGAATTTCTAAGATATCCAACCGCACCACTAGATTTTCCTTTTATGTGTGTAGGAGTGGAAAGTGTCAGTGGTGTGTTTGATGTTATTTCAGTATAAGTTTGAATATCATATAGAGAAATATCAAACTCATTTGTGTTTGGATTTAATGTGTCATATGAACCAGATTCTAAAGCAAAATCATAAACTCTAGCAAGTCCTATCTCCTTTCCTGCTGCAGTTGAAGATGTAAGTCCAATTCTATTATCTCTTAAACTTACAGTATAAGAAGTTCCAAGACCTATGGTTGGAGATCCATGAACTGTGTTAAGAGTAAATGTAGGACCAGTTACATAATTAAGACTTTGATCTTTTAGTTCTCTTACAGTTCTTGGTTTAGAAAAATCTAAAAATCTATTAGTTGTATTCTCTGATTCATATCCTCTAACGTATGCTTTTCCTGGTGATATTTTGTATGTTGCTAAAGATTCAGATGGAAAATTATTATTATATGTTAATTGGTTAGCATCAAAGATACCTTTGTTTCCTCTGTAATTATTTAAAGTCTCTTTTGCTGTTACGTTAAATGGAATTACATAGTAGTCACCAGATTCATCAAAAGTTCTTCTGGCAAATTCATCTGAAAGATCATTATATTCAGTGTTTATGTTTTGAGATATTATTTGACCATTGTGTATCTCCATCAACTCAATGAAGTTTGGAGACAAAGTAGAATTTATACTTCTCTTAGTTAGAAATCCTCTTATTTTTAATCTATCTGCACCAGGCGCAGTAAAGTTATTGAATGATGAAGCATTATCTGTTAGTGCTTTATCAATATCAGAATTTATAAGTTCCTCAGAAATTTCTAATCCAACTTTATATGATGGAAGTGTACTATATGGTTCTAATATTATTGACTGTTTAGGAATTTCTACAAAAAATCCTCTTATGAAATATACACCACCAGACAATTCACATCCAGAACCGAATGTGGTTGCCATAGTAGCAGGAGTTCTTGCTATTCCTTCACCAGATTGAATTATTACATTTGCGTTTGTTATAGAACTTTCTATAATCAAAGTTTCTGATGGAAGAAATACTGAATTCTCGTTATCTGTTGAAGAATCTAAGTAATTTACAAATAAAGTATAAGGGTCATTTGGAAAAGCATTTAAACTTAGATATGCTTTTATCTTTGCTCTTACTCCAGACTGAGCACCAACAACAGTTTTATCTAAGATATCGTCAAGATATGTAGTTACTGGAACACCAGCAAATTCTCTTTCTACCCTTACCACAGGATAAGCATCATTATATTTTAAACCACCACCAGTTACAGATGATCCCTCTTTGAAAACATGATTTCCAAATTTTTCAATTTGGTCCTGAAGAATTGACTGTATGCCAGTTAATTCTCTAGCCTGTACAGGTAATCCTGGTTTGAATAAAATTTTGAAATAATTATCAGACGGATTAAAATCGTCAAAGTACGGTGCAACGTTTAAATTGGTTTCCTGTGGCATGATTACTTAGAACTGCAAAATGACTTTGATATCTTCTTTTTGATTTAGAGACCTAGTGATAGAAGGTCTGTTATCAACATATATGATGTTTCCAGAATATTTTTTAACTTCTGGATTAGCCACACCGAGGGTAAATGACTGACCAAGGTTGAATGTTCTATTATTTATTGTTGTAGTAGAACCAGTGTATGAAGTATCAATACCTAGAGTGACACTACCACCAATAATATTAACTGTTCCACCCGAAGCAGGATCAGATGTGAATCTATGTAGTTCAAATCCATAAGTAGGATCTGTCTTTAAAGAACCATCACTATTAAATCCAACAAGACTTTTATCTTGCCAATATTTCAAAACTTGTGTTGTAGAATCATATGAAACAACTCTACCGACTGCAGTAGATCCAACTCCAACAGTTTGCTTGACAAAACTATCAGGAGCAAAAGTAGCAGTGCTAGATCCAGAACCAACTAATTTTAAAGCATAAAGAGCACTTGCCTTATCAGACGATAGTATGACACTAGATCCAAATACTTGTGGATTTTCAACCAGTCCAACTCTAGCTATTTGATTTCCAGTAATGAAATCTGGATTTTCAGTATCATTCTCTACTCTAGAATAAACCAGAACTTTAGATGCTCCCAACTCTCGATATATGTCAGCACCATGACCACCTTGTGGGGGTACGATTACATTAAAAACTGGTGCAGTGCTTCCTGTAGGAACTCCACCACTTGCCAAATCTAAAGTACCATATGTATAATTAGATCCACCTTTAGATACGGTAACAGAATCAACTTTTGAATCGTTATTGACAACGACTGTGCATTCTGCCCCTTCACCATCTCCGTGTATTGGAACTCTAGTGTATGTTCTATTTGCAGTTCCTAATCCTACTCCTCTATTAGTTATTGTTACTATCTTTAATTGTCCACTTGTTGATGCATGATTTCTAACAGGGGCATCTGTTGTATTTGATTCCCAATTAGATGGAACTGGAATAAAATTAGTTGAATCAAATTTTACAATTTCACTTGGTTTTATAGTGTACAAATATTTCCACACATAACCATCTCCACTATCACCAGCAGATCTTGGTTCTAAATCAGTAAATAATGGTTGATCTAGAGACGGTCTACCGTTTGGATTTTCAGGATCAGTTCCATTCTGGAGACAAATATAAACCTTAAAATCCTCATTTATTATATAATAATTTGAAGAATATAGATTAGTTGCTCCAGATGGTTTTGCAGTATTAGTTCTAGATATATCCCCACGATACATATCGTATGTTGTTCCAGAAACCCAAGAGGTCTTGTTTACAACTTGCCGCACATCACTGGCAGAAATCTTTTTCAATGCCACCATTGTATCCCAATAATCATTCTCTTGATCAAAACTATCTTTTGGGGCAGGAGGATTCGTGTCCCAAGTAGATACATAATCAGTAGGATTTGGAAGACCAACAAAAGAATAATAAGAATTGGTAGTCGAAGTCACGCCAGAAATAAAATTCTTAGCATTCAAAATTCTAAGTTGATCAGTTATAATGGCTGACATTTTTACTATTTTTTTAGTTATTTATTCGTTATAATCAGTAGATTTCAAAGGAGTAGTTCTTTCAACAATTGGTGAAGTGGAAATTCCCAATAAACCGTTGTTGTAAGATGTAAATACTTTATTTTTGGATCTATTATTTAGTTGTATTCTTCCCCAAGAATACTCACCAAAAACTTCACTATGCCCTAACCCAGTTAGACCATTGTAACTTTCAACACTGACAGTTACTTTGGCAACAAAGGTTTGACCTATTGACACCGCATGAGTTTGAGCAATGGATACGGATGATACTTCATATATGTTATCAAGGAAAGAATTTCCAGATCCAACAACTCCGTTACCTGATAAAGAAGTAACTCCATTACCAATATTTGAATTGGATACTACAAAGTAATATCCAGTTTGTATCCCACTAACTGTAATAGCAGTTCCAACAACATCAGAGTTTCTGAATAACGAATCACTAGGTAATAATAAATCAAATACTATTCCAGTGGAAACTCCAACTGTAGTTGTGGATACTCCAGAAATTATACCAAAGTCACCAGAGTAAGTAACATTAAGTACATCTTCAACATATCCAGAAGTTTTTGGTTCTGATATTAAAACTTCTGGTGGATTGGATGATGTGTATCCAGTGCCAGGATTTGTAACACTTATGGAATTAATTGATCCAGATGATATAGAAGCAGTGGCACTACCTCTTTGAGTTGAACCTAAACCAACAGGATTTCCAATTGTTACTGACGGACTAGCAGTATAACCTGCTCCAGCATTAGAAATCTGTATTGAACTTATAGTTCCCAATCCAGAGACAACTGCGGTTGCTGAAGCAGAAACAATAGAGTCTTGAGAAATTATTCTAATGCTAGTATTTTCTGTTGTGTTTTCTTTTGCATTATCAAAGAAGGTTCTTACATTTTCTACAAATGCAACTGTTGAACCTAAACCAACAGGTTGAATTAGATTAGTAGATGGGAAAATCAAAGGTTCGTATAGAGGTCTACTCTTACTTACAGAAACACCATCTATAAATTTATCTTCTGTCTGTTTTGACCAAGTTACAGATCTAACATAAGTTTCGTCTTGATTAATACCTGGTCCTGCGTATACGTTTGTATCCACACTATCAGTAGCATTTACTTTGACAACTAATCTTTTATCCTCATCAAACTCTAGATTTTCATCATAGATGTCTAAATCATCTCCACGTTTAACTTCTTCGAGAATGTCAACAAATTTAGTGTCAACTGCACCAGTTCCCTGATAGAATAAAATTCTAACAGTGTCCTCATTTTTAGGTGCTTCAGTGAAAGTAATAAAACTTCCACCCTCAAATACATATCCATCACCAGGAACTTGAAGTATATCATTTATGAATATAAGAAGAGTATCTTCGACATTTACTGAAGATCCTAATCTAGACTTGATTGTCTTTTGAACTCCATTTAATTTTATTGGGAATGATCTAGTTGAACCATTGAAAAGATCACTTATATCATCTAAAGGTAGTAGATCACCAAATACAGACCCACTGAAAGTATTAGTGCTAGTTGATTCAATCGTCAATCTAAACTCTTGTAAAGTAACAGAAGAATTAGTTGGAATTCCAACAGTTCCTCCGACTCCAATAGTTAATTCTTGAGATTCTCCGTAACCAGATCCTTGCTTATTAATTTTGAAATCAATAATACTAGATCCTTGTCCCACTACTATATCAACTGTTGCTTCAGCACCGATACCACTAGAACCACCAGCATACACTAAAGGAATATTTGTATATGATAATGGTAGATCAAACACAACCTCTGGTGGATTTGTTGTTGTGTATCCTGTACCAGGATTTGTGATTGCAACACTAACAATGTTTCCATTACTAATAGCAGCAGTTCCGATGAACTCAATAGCAGGAGTTCCTGTGCTTGCTGTCTTAACACCTACATTTACTATTGGTTGAGAACCTGATCTATATCCAGATCCACTATTTCCAATCGAAATAGAACTAATAGTTCCCAATCCAGAAACAATCGCAGTTCCACCAGCAGCAACTAATGGTTGATATCCAAAACCTTGAGTTGATCCAACAGATATAATGACACCACCAACAGGTATTCCTGCTGTATTTGGATCAGATGAAACAGACATTGCTGTTCCTACAAACTGGATACTGGTTATTCCTGCATTTTCTTTTAGAGTATAATTACCAACTACGTTAACTGGATCAGTATGTCTAGATGGACCTTGTGCTATTTGATTTATTAATATCAATCCATTGTCTGTGGATATTCCAGTTACATTTTGTCCACCAGATTTTAAGTTAAAGGAAGTTTTAAATCCAGTAAACTGATCTGAGATATCATCAAAAATAATATTTTTGAAATATGGTTCATGAGGAGTGCCTGGTACTCCAGACCTCATAAATGATCTACCGTTAAAGGTAGAGTGAGTTGCTATTCCAATGAAATCAACTTCGTCTGGAGAACCAGATGTGGTTCCTATTGGAGTTAATCCTATGGGAGCAGTATAGAAGTTTATAATATTTTCTACTATGTTAAAGTTACCATCAATTTTAGTAACTAAATCAGAAATCGCATGGGTTGACAAACTAGTTCCCATCCAAGGTCTCTTAACTCTTAACTTATTAGTAGCACCAAATCCAACTACATCAACTCTCATAATCTCATCATTAATCTTAATCAAATCACCACCAAATATTGAAGTGATTCCAGCAACAGTAACTGAGTCTGTGGATAGATCTACTCCACCAACTAGAGTGGTTGTTACAGCAGTTGATACGATGGGGGATTGAATTACATTATCTAAACTTACAACTACTTTAGAGTTTTGTTTCTTAGATGTTAGGGCATGAGATGTTCCAATACCAACAGCAGTTATATTCAAAATCTCTGGAGAAGATTTTAAAGCATTTTCTGCAGATGATGCAAATTTTAGATTTGAATCATCAGATGCTACCACAAAGACACTAGATGGTAATTTATCAGTAACACCAACACCAGGAATATTTGTGGATGTTATGCTAATTGCACCTTGACCAGCATGAGTATAAGATAATTCCTCACCTGTTACGAAATAATGATCTGGTACGAATACCTTATCATTTTGAACATCTACAACAGTAGAGGCACTTCCTATAAAGTTTCTCTTGAATATTGGTAATTGATTATGATTAAGATTAAATTCACGTTTGACATCAGTTTCAGTTCCAGTATAGTTACCGAAACCACTGTCTATTGATGCATTAGTTAAATCTATAGCACTATCTGCAATTGTAGGATCTGCTAATCCAATAGATGCTTGGAATACTCTTACATTTACATTAGCACTTGCTAGAGGAGTAAATTTAAGTTGTCGTGTTCCAGATGAGATAGTTGCAGTGAAATCACCAAGATTTCCTCCAGATTGAACTACACCATATTCTGTCAAGAAAACATTTGTTCCATCATCTACAACTAAGATCTCAGATGCTTGATATTGACTATTTGTTGTATCTTGTATACTAACGAAATAGTAAGCACTTCTATATTTGTCACTATACTCTGCAACCACATTTGCAGTAGGTGAAGCTGATGATGAAATTGTTGTAAGTCTGGAATCAACTTTTCCTGTATCAAATAAATGAGTTCCAATTCCAGTCGCACCACCATAAACATCTATTCTTATTGTATTGAAATTGTATCCAGTTTGTGTAGTAACTCCTGCAGTTGGAGTAAAGGTAACATTTATATTTCCACCTGAAATAGAGGCATCAAATTCTCCAAGTCCTGTTGTTCCATCAGGAGTAGTAGTATCTGTATTAATCTGACCATACTCTAGCAATTCTACATTTGTTCCATCATGAACAATAGTCAATTCATCAAATTCAAAATTAGCAAATGATGGATTGGTAGCACCAGCTGAAACATTAATCTTAGAAGATCTAACTGTGGTAGGAATTGTTAAAATGTTTGTGGCTGTTGTAGTTCCTAAAGCAACTGTAGCAGTGCTACTATTAATCTTAATTGAAGTTCCTAAATTAGTTGCACCAACTCCAGAAATAGTATCTTCAATATTGAATGCTAAGTTGGTGAGAGTGTAATCATTTCTAGAAAATTTCTTAGGGAAGAAAAGAAGTCTTCCATCAGTACCTAGAATATCAAAGTCAAATGAACCTAAATCTGCTATAGTGTATACACCACCATATTGTTGTATAAAGGCAGTGCTATTATTATGCAAAAGAGAAACGACGTATATTTGTCTCTCTAAAGTAAATCTAGAATCTTGAATATAAACAATATATTTTTTATGTCTAGCAGACGATAATGAGAATAAATCTACAGCAGTAAATCTATCGGTTCTTGGTTTATCATTAAATTCAGAACTAAAATCATCAATACTCAAAACTCTGTTTCCTACAGATTCTATGTAATCTTGTAAGACTTTTGTTTTAAATACAATTTCATTAGATACAACTGTGTTGTCATCAATCTTCAAAGTTTTTTCAGTAACTAGATCATAATCATTAAAGGTATTCAGATCTAAGAAAGAATCTAAATGTGAAATAGTATCTAAATTAGAATTAGGAATAGTTGTTATTCCAGAATTTATTTGACTTGTATCTGTTTCTATTACTAAGTCACTAAATTTTTTAAAACCAGCAGTATGATTTAAAGAAGAAACAGTTTCATTCCATTTTTCTAATTCTACTTTAGATTTTAAAGCATATGAGAAATACTGATAATAATCATTGTCATGAAGTCTTTGTAAATTATTATTTAAAAATCCTGTTTCACGTTTCCATCCTTTTCTAACTATTGATGATGATCCAACAGAATATCTAGAATTATATTTTAGTCTTTCTCTTATCTTACCACTTGTGTTTGATGATTTTCCAACTATGATTTTATCAGCTTGGAATACATCATCAGTTGATGTTTTTAACTGTCCACTCAAACCATTCCATGAGTTAACGATACCTATAGTTTTATTATTAGAGGTAACTATTTCATCTTTTTCAAATTCGTTCTTTTTGATGGTGATTCCAAAAATTGGGAACCATTTTTCTGGTATTATTTTACCAGATGAATTATTAGGATCAAAGTTGCCAGCAATGTCTCCACCAGATAAGAAGTTCTTCATACTGTATGCAACAGTTCCTAAAGTCCCTCCAATATTTGGATCAGTAGCAGTGATTTCAAATAAATTATAATTGTAGTTTGAAGAATTATATCCTTTACCAGTTGTTCCTAGTCCAACACTTACATTCTCTACTAGAACTTTATCACCAACATTAAATGGATATTCATCAGTGCTACTAAAACTTGCTCCTATAGTTACCGTAACATCTCTAGTTCCCAAGTTGAAATCAATTGAATCTATACTAACTCCATTTGAATTATTAACTGGAATTATAGTGGGAAGAGAATTGCTTAATTTTTTACTATTCTCTACAATGGTAACTTCAGATTCTCCTAAAGAATATTCCAAATCAACATCATCAATAATTTCCTTTGTCAATCCATCCAAAACAATTAAGTCTGGTGCGATAGTATAGTATTGACCAACTGAACTAATACCGATTTTATCAAAAGATGATAAAGAATCGATAGTCAAAATTTGAGGAACTAAAGCTTGAGGTGTTAGAGTTTTATCTGCTGAATACTCAAATCCAATATCCTCTATATCAAATTCTTGAACTTGTCCTATTGTTGCACTGGATGGTTGAAGAATGGCTCCAAATCCTTTTGATGTCGTAACTCCTACAGTCCTAACATCTTTAATTCCTGGTAGTTTCTTATAATCATAACCTTTATTGGTTACTGATATTGATTTGATAGTACCAGTGACAGATTTAGAATTTGTCTGATAAGTAAAATTACCATCATCTTCAGTGTATAGATCTTGAGTAGTTGGTTTTGTTAAAACAAAACTAAACGTAGTAGATCCAATACCAGTTATTGTTTGTACTGCACTTAAACTATTTGCTATCAAATTCAAAGAGTTGTTGTTATTTAAATTCTCAGTATCTTTTATTACTTCTTTTTTGACATTTGGTATTCCTTCAATGTTTGTTGGTATCAAACCATAGAATAATTTTGTTGGTGTAAGTTTGTTTATATCTAATGTTAAGTTAGCATTAGATTCTACTCCAATAATACCAGATTTGGTTACGTCAAAGTTTTGATCATTTTTTGAAGTGTAGTAAATATTTTTACACTCAATATCAGTGTATAAATTAAAATCAAAAGCAGGATAATTAGTTCCTAATTTTGTAAATGCCAAACTAGAGTCAGACAAATCAAAATAAACCTGTTGATTCTTTTCAACTTCTATTTGTGGATTTATAGGATTAATAGTTCCAGATGATGCTGAAGTTATATCAACAAATTTAGAATTAATTTTTAAAGACTCATAATAATCATCACAGAGTTTTATTTTATTATTATCAACTACTTTTACAAAATAGAATCGATTATCAATTAAACCACCTGAAGGTGATGTTGATGTGTGTATAATTTTTTCACCATTATATAATTTGTGATTGATTATTGATATTGAATTGTTAGCAACATCTACATTAGAAGCACTAAAAGTTCTTGGGTTGATTATCAACCTTCTATTATAATCATTATAAGTTACACTAATTGTGGTTGTTACTCCAACGATGGCATTGATGTATACTTTGTCATCAATCTGCAATCCATGAGTTGCTGCAGTTGCTACTGTTCCATCAGTTTTTGTAATGCTTCCTTTTAAAATATTGGAATAGTTTGTTTTTAAACTATGAACAACACCTGCACCATCAGAAGTAAAGAATAAAGTACTTATGGATGTTGTGCTGTCTATTCCGACAAAAGTTCCGTTATTACCAAAACCAACTCTTGCGGTAGCAATACCAACCAAATCATCATTTATCTTAGCAGCAAATAAAGATTGATTATTTTGAAGAGTGAATGAACTTATACCATCTGTTGAAACTCCAAGTGATGTTCCTCCACCATTGTTGTAGATGATTACATCTCCTGTCTCCAATCCATGATTAGGAATTCTTAATGTTTTACTTGGTACAAATACTTGACTTAATCCTATACCTGGATTTTCTATTGTTGCAGTAATTCCTGCACCTACTCCAGTGAGAGTTGATATTCCAACTGTTTCACTTGGATTGAAGTATAATTGTTTATTTAATTTAAAGTTAGAATTAGAAGAATCAAAAGATGATATGATAGTTAAACTTCTTGGATTTTGACTTAATATTTCATAAGACTTATGTGCAGAACTAACTGTAGATTCAACTGCTCTTTGAACTCTTAATCTAGATGAATCAGATTCAACATTTAATACCTTTACCTTTTCTGTTCCTATTCCAAGAATATCGTTTTCTCTAACAAATGGGAAAACTAAATTACTACTCGAAACATTAAAGTAAGTGACAATTCCAGTAACAGAAGAATCTCCTACAGCATTTCCTAAAGTAAATCTATTAGTTTGGATTCCAGCAATATGTAATTGATTGTTTTGTAGGAAACTTGTATTTAATCCACTGATCGTTATGGAGTCTTGATTCTTTAAAGAATGTGGTGTTGTAGAATAACCTATTAGAGCACCCCTTGTGGGTATTGGCAAAAATTCTACATTATCAACTGTGGTGGATGAAGTGCGAATAGAATGAATTTTTTTACCACCTAATATCGAAACTTTTGCAATTGCTCCAGTTCCACTACATCCTGTATCGTCAAATTCAACTTCATCACCAATACTATAATTGAATCCACCTGTGACTACACCAACAAAATCAACTTGACCACCATATATTGATTTTACTACTGTTTTTTGCTTATGAATTTTTGGTGATTCTACAAAGTAGTCATAAGTAGAATTTCCTTTTAATAAATTATACGGTGTTGTATTTCTAAAGTAAAAATTATTATTGATATCAAAATTATCCTGATTTGATTTCCTATCTAAGTTAAAATCAATAGGAGTTGAATAATAAGTATCACCAATAAAGTATGGGAATTCTGGTTTGAAGAAATTCTTGAAATTTCCAATCAATTCAGCAATTGGATTTACGGTTGTAAAGTATGCATATACTCCTAAAGGAAATTCTGGAGTAACGCAAAATCTACCATTATGTTTATCAAGATCACCATATCCATCTTCGTAAACATAATCATCAATGAAGAAACCATCTGCAAATACATCAGCCCCTTGATCGTTTAGTGGTTTTGGTCTAGAAGATAAAGGTTGTAATTTATATCCAGATCTAAGTGCTTTTATAGATCCACCTGTTATGGACTCGAATCCATAAGGTCCGTAGATGGGATTTCCATCATATGCCCACCCAATAATTGGTGAGTGTTTTGTTGATAATGATTCAACACCATTAGAATCTAAAACTAGATCAGTGGAGAAAATATCCTCATTATCGATAACATCTTTAGCAAAAACAGATCTTCTTAGTTTTCTAGGTGAATATAAATGAGCATACTGAATACCAAATTCAGTATTTAAACCTTCAGTAAGAACTCCATCATCATCAGCAATATCCGATGTTTCATTTAATCTGGTAAACTTATTGACTACCCATTGTCTTGATTTTGATTCAAATTTAGATTCTGATCCAGATGGTTTGACTATGATCGATGTATTTTCAGATTTATATCCTAATCCTGAGAAAGTAATGTTTACTGATTTAATTACACCGTTATCCAAAACTGGAACAATAGTAGCTCCCTTTCCTTCACCCAAAACTTCTAGATCAGGTGGTGAATTATATTCAGTTCCAGAATTAAGAACTAATACTTCAGTTATCTTACCATTAGAAACAATTGGTTTTAATTGTGCTGATTGACCTGACTTTAAAGTAAATATTGGTTGACGATTGTAGTTTAATATTTCAGATGATCCATATCCCGTTCCACCATTCTCAACAAACACTGATTTTACAGATCCTCTGAATACTGGTTGTAAGACTGCATCAAAATCTTGACCTGACAACGTAGATACACCTATCACACCATCAACAGTTACTGATATAGGTGGATAATTAAATTCATGAATTCCTGATCCAACTGAAAGCAAGTCAACAAAATCTTCATTATTAAAATAGAAAAGTGGTGCTGTTGAACCTATTCCAACTTCAGATAGTCTGAATGAATTATCATCTACTTTTGTAAGATAGTAATTACCTTCAGGCAATCCTTCTACTGCTGTTCCTTTTGGAATATATGATATCAAATCACCGTTTTTGTAATTGTGATTATTAACACTTATAATATTAGTTGCAGTATTGATTCCTGTAATACTAGTGTTTGTTTTTTGATTAATATAACCAATACCCGAACTTCCAATACTAATTGATTTTAAAATTTTCTTTTTACTGCTAGATTTGAAATTCTGAATACCTGTACCAAAGGATGTTAAGTTGACACTAGATATGCCTAAAATCGCATCAGAAGAGTTATTATGAACTGAGACGGTAAATGCATCTTTAACTGAAACATGGTATGCTGCAGACGTTGTTAAACCCCCTACAGAGGTCTCTCCATTAGTTTCATATATTACCTGTTCACCATCCCTAAATTTATGGAAACTGGAAAAACCAATTGTGTTGTTAGTAAGGTTTACTAAATTTGCTGACTCTATTGAATTAAATTCAACACTATGTTGCAATAAAGAAGTATTTGCTTTTGCTCTTGCTCCTTGTCCATTACCACCAGTGATAGTAATGATAGGATCATCAACATAATCAAAACCACCATCTATAATATCAATCCTATGTAAATTACCCTCTACATGGGCAATAGCAGAACATCCAGATCCACTAGAATCAGAAATAGAGAAAACGGGTGGATTTATAATATCATAATCTTTACCACCACCTGTAACATTGATTTCTTCAATAGATCCATAGAATATAGAGTCTTCAGATTTATAATTTAGTATTTCTACACCATTAACTAAAATACCAGTTGATCCAGAAATTGTTTTTATTTTTTCAGATGGGATATCTGTAGATTTTAACTTTCTGACTAATTTTTGTGATTGAAGAGTTTTATTGTCTAAATTTGTTGGAGTAAATCTAGAAAACGCAGTGCTTTCATTAATAGAGACAAATTGTCCACTGTTGATGTTTGATCTACTCTTTGCTATCTTGATAGTGTTGTCATCTATCTTTTTGATGAAGAAAATACCAGATATACTTAGATCACCATCATATGTTACAGAATCACCAGTATAGAAACCGTGATTTAAGATAGTAATGTTTTCACCAGTGATAGTTCCATTAAAAATAGAAGATCTATCAGTAACAGTTAACTCCTCATTGAGATATGATGGAATTGATGGTGAAGCAACATATAAATCTAAATCTTTTACATACGTGTTCTGTACATTTGTAGTTTGAGTATTTAACTTAGGATATGATGCTAAGTTTGCCTTTGCTAGAACTTTTTGAACTGTATAAAATGTGGAAAGGTCTAATTCACCTTGACCTTCAATAATAAATTGAAAACTGTTTACGACAGTCTGTACCGTTGCACTTTTCTTTGCTTCATTCGTTGGAATGATTGAAATTTTATCTCCTGTAGAAAAATTATGCTTGTCAAATGTTTTTAAAAGATATCTAAACGGTGAATCTGATTTAAATGTTACAGATTCTATGTTATACTTAACAGGAATATTGTAAATCCAATTATTGGAAGCAAAACTCGTATCTCCTACTCCCAAACACTTTGGTTCTATAACATCACCAACATCCATTGATGAGAAGAAGAAATTTTGCTTAAGATCGGCAATAACTCCAGTAACTCTTACCTTACACTGAACAGCAGTTCCAACTCCAATGAATCCATAAGCAAAATTATCAACTCTTATATTTTGTGCGTCATCTATTGCTCTTGTTACACCAGATACGCCATAAAACTGGTTAAATGATTTTGATTCATATGTTAACTTTGTTTCTACACCGTCAGAGTGCTTTGTGATCAAATTTCCACTCTTAGCAAACCCAACTGTACTATCTACATCAAGAACAGTTGATCCAACAGATATAGAAGAGGTTGCTTTTGTAATTGGATGAATACTAAAGTCTCCAAAGAGAGATCCTCTGACTTGAATGTCTTTATCGTAGTCAAAGTCTAAACTTAAGACATGATAAGTCTTATCTCCTCTATTAATTTTCTCTACTTTACTTACTGCACCTCTTGCTGCTTTTGTATCTTCAGAAAAATCTTGAAATAGAGTTCTATTCTCTAATTCTTGAGGATCTCCCTCTAATGCCTCTACAACTAGATCTTTTGTGACACGATATTGTGCATCAGATGGTCTGAATAGAAAATCTCTTGGTTTTATAACATCTACATTCTCACCATACAATGCACGGAAGAGAATTTCAAAAGATTGATCAGTTCCCTTTGATTCGTAGAAATTTTTTGACTGTTTTATAAAAATTCTTTTATCAATATTGCTATCTAACTCTCTTTCTTCAAATCCTGGTGTAATTTGAGTTTTTACCTTTTTGAAAAACTCCTTCAAAAATAAAATACTTAAATTATCAACAACAGATCCAGAAGTATGAGTTGCAATCTCAGATTTTGTAAAAACTAACTCATCTTGAACATTTGGATTCGTAAATGAAGTAATTCCACTAAATCCCCTTACACAACCAGTAAAAGTGTTTGTTGTAATTCCTGTATATGTAATAATCTCAGAATCAATCTTGAGAAAACCATAAGTTTGAGGAAAACCAGTTGTAGAATCAACAGATATTACATCATCCGTAAAATTAAGGTTTTCAGTCAACTTTGCCGAATCTACAAGATTAGTTAACTCGTCAACTTTAATATATTTGTCAATATTCTTAAAAAGATCAAGAGTAAGACCTTGACTTTCTATAGATTTATAATATTCTGATAAAAAATCATTAACAAGAGGAAAATCCTCCCGAATAAAGGCGGGCAGTTGATTTTTAACAACTGAACTAATCTTAACTCTGGTATCTACCATTTTATAATTGTATTATGGTTAGTACGATGGTTGTGATGCTGAAGGATCTCCTAAAACACTGAATGATGGTAAATCAATGACTTCAATACCGTCATTAGGAGAAATTCTTGCCAAATTTCCATTATGGTAACTTGGTGTAGATTTATATAAGGTTCCTGAAGGATTGGATCCTGAAGAAATATCATCCGTTAACATATTTAACGTACTACTATTAATATCTAGTTGTAAATAAAGATCCTGTAATCCAATCACATCATTAGAACGAGGACAAGCAGAAATTTCTACTATTGGTTCACCTTGAACGGATTTTGATGTACTTGAGATATTAATTGCATCAATCATAATATCACCTCGTGCATAATCTATAGTTCCAATGTTTTTTCTCAAAATTACTGGTTCAGTTTGAGATCTCAATTTGAATAAAAAGAGAGTTCCAGTCTGAGACTCAACATTTGGTGAATCACTGATGTAAACAACGTCATTTATACCAAAAACTTTAAATCCAGATGATTTTATATTATATGAATTCGCATTTTTTATATAGAATGGATTTCCGAAGCAAATTTCATACTCTGCGAACTGATTTAACCTTGCTCTCATGTCTCTTCTCATGATAACTGTCGTAATATTGGAAGTAATTGCCGAATTACTGTTATCAATAAGAGTTTGGAACTTACTATACTTGAATTTTGCACCATATTTGTTCATTTCACTTGAATTTGCAAATTCATTGATGTTATTTGATATAATTGTCTTCAAGAAATCCGCACTTGGTGCTAAATTTGCGTTATAATAGGCAGTAACATCAGTTTCAACGTATAAAAACTTCAAATCAAGGATTTCTGGGACAATTCCTGCCACTGAATAGTGTCTGAGTTTGTCTTTGAGGTTATCTTTGATGGAATTTGGTACAAAAGGTCCATGAAATGGCTTGATTGTGATAAAAACCTTGCCAAATTGTGGTGGATCAAGTTCTTCACCACCAAAAACAGACACAGATTGAGTTTCTGGGTAAATTCTTGGTATGAGTGCCTCATAATCTGCTGCTGTCACAGCACGATTTTGGGATGCATAGATCCGAGGTGCAAAACTTTTGATAGAATCTACAGATTCAATGTCTTTTCCACCCTCAGATGGTAAAGTTGACGTAATTAAGGAGATTCCTTCACTCACTAAGTTGTTATTGTTGTCTACAATACGTCCGTTAAATGCAAATTGAGTGATTCCATTACCTTCTGCACCACTAGTTGTAACATACGAAACATCAATAACGTTAAGTGACTCTAATTTTTCACCAAATACACCATCACCAAAGAGTAGTTCATATCTTTCATCTTCAACCTCTTGAATAAAGAAGACTCTAGAGGTAGATGTAATCTCAAATAGACTATCTGAGAGTAAAAACTTCTTTGATGAAGTGCTTGCAGCAGTATCTCTAACTTCAACTCGTATTGTTGACGTATCAATATCAGAGTTTTCGAGAATATATCTGATAGGAGGAGATGGATTCTCTGATTGAACTATAAAGTTTGCTGTAAGATACTTTCCTTCAAATATTTCAACATCTTCAAAACTTGCAATTCCATTTGAATCAACAGGAACCGTAACATCAGATCCAATCGCAAATGAATAACTCTCTGTTCCAAAGGTTGAAGATGCTGTACACACCAAACCCCTCTTTAAAGACAGTGTAACAGGGTTTGTTGAAAATCCAGTCGTATCTACAAAAAAGGAAATACGAGCTCTTGCAGCAGTTTTTGAACGGGGTACATAACCAATATTACGTGCTAATGCAACAACATTCTCTCTTAATGTCGCACTATCAATGAAAACCTCATTACTTACCATATTGGCATTGTAAGAGGAGATGTAAGTATTGTATGCAAGTACGTCTATGATTGCAGAAATGTTTGACCCTTCAAAATCATAGTCTGTGAAGTTACTATTTGCTCTCAAAAAATCTTTGAGAGAGACTTTTATCTGATTAAAGTCTAAATTTGTAAAATTTACTAGTGCCATTATCGTGTTGGCTGTAGTGCGAATTCTAATTGTTGTGGAAGAACATCAATACCAATAATGTCATATACTAAGACTACATTAAATGCATTACCTTCGTAATCAGGAATACAATTAATCTTTTTCAACTTAACTCTTGGTTCAAATCGTGAGATCGTAGTTTTTATCTCTTCCTTAATTGCTGATGCAGTTTGATCGTTTATGTTCTCAAAAATAGATTCTCTCACTCTTGAACCTAATTCAGGTTCAAAGAAACGTTCACCAGGTGATGTCAATATCAAGTTCCGTACAGATCTTGCAATCGCAGTTTCATTCTTAACCGTAATGAGGTCAGAATTAATCGGATTAATTTCAAATGACATGCTCAGGTCTTTAAACCCCTTACTTATCCGTTGAACAGGCATTAAAGAAAATCTAACTTATTTATTCATTATTTAGCATAAAAAAAGCACCTTCAGAAAAGGTGCTCATGAGAGGTCTTAACCCACTTTATATCACTCTTGGTTTTTCATGCCCAACACGTATCCGAGGATCACACCAAATCTCATATCCTTTCTCCTTAGCATCTAAGCAGAATGATACATCTTCTCCACACATATCCTGTACTGCACCAGATTCAAATACCTGCATCTTCGGTGCGAACCAAGGATACTCTAAACTCTCAAAGACTCCATTCTTAATCATTACCCAACCAAAACCAGTATAGTCTACTGTAAATGGTTTCTTTCTTCTTGCCATTGTCTCTACAGTTTCGTGATTCATCACTCCACCATTTGATCTGAAATCATCTTCCTCTAACCAATGTGCAACAGATGTAGTCTTTCCATCTTCAGTACAATACCATCCAGCAGTAATTTCTTTCTCATTACCATCCTTATCAATTGCTAGATCACATAACTGCCAAAACTTATTGACATCAAATACTATGTCAGAGTCAATCCACAACTGATAGTCATACTTAAGTTTACCATCCCAAGGTACTTGATTCGGTCCACGTAATACATTTGCACCTAATACTTTACAACGTGCAAAGTTTACCATTGAAGAATAGTCTTGACTAATCTGTATCGACATACCATTCTGTACTAAGTCAAAACAGAGTTGTACAAAGTTCTTTAGGAAAATATAACTACATCCTCTACCAGGTAAACAAAAGACTATTGCTTTACCTTTCATACGTTCTTTGATAGCATCTATATCCCATACTGGTTCATTTGCCTTGGGAGCAGCTGCTTTAACAGTAAATCCTTTTGCCATAATTGTGTAAGTCCTTCAACTCAATTATATCAGTTTATTATGTATATGTCAATAAGAATCTTCGTCTGTGGGTAATGTAGAGGAAACCCTATTCGGACCACCAACACCTACCTGTGGTGCGGCAATACTATATGATAAGTCTTTTTCTGTATAGTCAGTCTTCAGTAATCCTACCATCACATTCAACAATTGCCACTTCTCTTCAAATTCTTCTTGACGTAAATTATAATATAACACTCTATCTCCTGCATATATGTGATAAGTCGTCTCAGAGGCACGATCCATAATGTCTTATTTTACACACATATTATATATCGCAACTATACAACTTCCGATGATGACCCATATTGGAAACATTATAACTCTGTAAAATCCACCGAGAATTTTTTTCATATCAAAAAAGTAAAAAGGTCAAAAATTTTTTGCGGGATTTTTTTATATACAACTCGAACTGTCACCTCTGTAGGTTAGGGACTTATCGATTTTTATAAACGGCAACGCGAACCGCATAAAATATAAACAACCGCGTATAACTGCTGTTCACGAAGACGAATAAAATAAGGTCACTAAGTGTTAATTAGTGACCACACAGTTCTTATTACTTATAGGTATGAATCTGCACCCTCTACAATATCATCGAGGACTGATAAGATTTCACTGCCATTGTTTGCATTTTCAAATAGAAATTCTGCAAAGGAAGGTGATACAAACTCTACTGATGAGTTAGTCATAATTAGTACGAAAATTACAAAGGTTTGGTTAACACTGACAGTTTAGAGACTTGTCAAGGTCTGATGTCACAAACTACCTGTCAATTTGCGAGTCTTCGATATAACTTTCTACGGACTCATTTGGTTCTAATTTAAATACTTTTCTCCAATCAATATCACGAGCATTAAAATCATCGAACACGTCAAAGTTAAGTGTAACTCTAACTTGTTTTTTCTGGGTCTGAGTGTAAAGAACTGACATGAAACTTAGGAGGGAGTTTGTGTTAGTTAATAAGATTATACTGCCTTCTCCACTGTTTGTCAAGTGGCACGATTGTATTTATAAGTTTATATGTGGAAAACGCAATATCCTCACAAAAACTTATCGGGGGGTCTTGACATTTCGGGGAGTTCTTGTTAGAATGTCCCCTAAGATCACTATAAAAATCAACATTTAATAGAAGGATTTCAAGACAGTTATATACACCTTTTCCACACAATATTCCACAGTTATTACATACTTTTCCACAAGTCTGTTGAAAACTTATAAACAACGCATTTATATTTAAAAACACATTTATAATACTATTTTTAACGATTTCAGTCATAATTTACCTCTTTTCACTGCATTTTGCCTCTCAAAAGTATCATTAATAGTCTGTGTAATCTTCGAGACTAAGTTAGATTTATCCACATCATTTTCCACAGGCATTCTATCAATTAACATAAGAACATCTTGTCTTAATTGTGATTTGAGTTGTGATGTATTCATAGTACTATTATACAACAATTAATGAGGATTGTAAACAGAGAATACTATTAATGTAGATACGATTGCAACGATTAATAGTAAAGCAATTAGGTTAATCATTTATGTTAGTAATTATGAATAGTGCGGTGTGGTTTGTAACAATAATGCCGTTGAGATTCTTCTGTTTGTTGTCTATATTCCTTTGCTAATTCATCCTTTAATTGTTGATACTCAAGAATTTCAAATTGTGTAAGTTTCATGTTAAAGAACAATGATAAAAAGAACGGTAATTAATGATATTGAATATAACTGTAACCACTGTTGTTTATTAACATACATGAGAATATTCCTCTTGATTAATAAATTGTGCTGGCATATATTCTGATGTAACTTTATATCCACAATCTTTAATATACTCCCTAACTTGATAATAAAACTCATCACGAGATATTAACATTTTCTTTTGCATATCACCTCTGAAAGATAATACTTTAAGCATACGATTGGAGATTAATTTGTTATCCCATGTTTTTACAGGATAGAAATCAACAACCATATTTCCATCTCTTGATGTTACTTCCATGATTGAATCTCCGTTGAGTTGTTTACATTTTCGACTGCTACGATTTCACCAGTTGATTGATAAATTGTGCTGGCATATATTCTGATGTAACTTTATATCCACAATCTTTAATATACTCCCTA